CCTACCTGCTGGTTTTAAACAAAGAGGGGTGCGGGTAAGAGATGAAGCATCACCAATTCAACCTGGTGAATTTAAAGACGTAGATGCCCCAGGAGGCAGTCTTCGTGACGCTTTCTTTCCTCTACCATACAAAGAACCATCAGCTACTCTATTACAATTAATGGGTATTGTGGTTCAAGCAGGTCAGAGATTCGCTGCCATATCAGAATTACAAACTGGTGAAGGCACACAAAACGCAGCTGTGGGCACAACAATAGCTCTTCTTGAAAGAGGATCTAAAGTTATGTCTGCTATTCACAAAAGATTATATGGTTCGATGAAAAAAGAATTTAAATTATTATCAGCTGTAATCGCAACGTATCTACCACCAGAGTATCCATACGATGTTGTTGGTGGATCTAGATTAATTAAAAAACAAGATTTTGATACAAGGGTAGATATTCTACCTGTTGCAGATCCAAACATCTTTTCTATGTCACAAAGAATTACATTAGCACAAACAGAATTACAGTTAGCTACATCTAATCCGCAGATACATAATCTGTATGCTGCATATAGAAATATGTACGAAGCTATCGGTGTAAAAAATATTGACCAAGTTCTACCACCACCTGCACCTGTTCAAGCGATGGATCCTAGCATGGAGCACATCATGGCGATGGCAGGTAAACCTTTTCAAGCTTTCCCTGGTCAAGACCACAGAGCACACATCACAGCACACTTAAACTTTATGTCAACTAACATGGTTAGAAATAATCCTGTTATTATGGCTGCAATACAAAAAAATATTTTAGAACACATTAGTTTGATGGCCCAAGAACAGATACAATTAGAGTTTAGAGAGCAGTTATTACAAGTACAGATGTTACAACAACAAGCTCCTGTTGATCCAAACGCTGCAAGACAGCTACAAATGATCAATCAACAGGTAGAAGCTAGAAAAGCTGTCTTGATTGCAGAGATGACTGAAGACTTCATGAAAGAAGAGAAGAAAATTACATCACAATTTGACTCTGATCCACTTTTAAAACTAAAAGCAAGAGAGGTTGACCTACGTGCGATGGAAAATGAACGTAAAAAACAAGCTGATGAAGACAAAAATGATCTTGCAAGAGCTAAATTAATGCAAGCAAGAGACATTTCTGATGAAAAAATGGATCAAAACGAAAAATTAGCAAAATTAAGAGCTGGAGTTAGCCTTGCAAAGGCTGATAAACCAGGTATAACTGCTATTGAGGTTGAAGAATAATGCCACTAAACAAAAAAGGTAAAAAAATTATGAAGTCCATGAAGAAACAGTACGGTAAAAAACGTGGCGAGACAGTTTTTTACGCCTCTAAAAACAAAGGTACAATAAAAGGCGTAGAGAAGAAGAAAAAAAGGAGCTAAAATGCAAAAATTAGATAAAATTAAGCCGGTTACAGTTGGCGAGCAGCAAGTTGAAGTAGATCCTAGATCTAAAACAACTGCAGACAAAGCTTTCAACTACATTGGCACTGGAAAACCAGAACTTGATGTACAAGGTCAAGGTGCTGTAAGACCAGACAAAAGAAGAAAATCAAAGGCGTACTAATGGCTTGGTTCAGTTTAGCAAAAATTGCTTTGCAAGCTGGAAGTAAGATATATGCCAACCGTCAAAAGACAAAAATGGCTATGTCAGACGCACAGCTTATGCA